CGGGATGAGCAGGACGATGAAGTTATAGATTCAGCAATGAACTGGGTAGAAGAGTGTACAGATGTTGTACAGATACTTTCTATGACCGAACATTAATCTAAGGTAGTAGGAGTAGATCGTGGCTAAAGGAAAGAAGACAGGCGGCAGGGTAGCAGGAACACCCAACAAAGATAACCAAAGCATCATGGATAAGTTAGCAGAGCTTAACTGTGACCCGTTAAAGGGGATGACAATCATTGCTGAGAAGTCTATGGAAGCAAAAGACTATGCTATGGCGTTTCAGTGCTTTAAAGAGCTAGGCCAGTATGTAGCGCCTAAGCGAAAGTCTATTGAAGTTAATTCGCATGTGTCGTTTGAGCAAAGTTTACATGGCCTTACGGATGACGAGCTAGATGCAACATTGAAGGGTTACAACCTTGATTCAACAAGAGTATAGCCGAGTCGAGTTAATCTTATTAGCTGAAGAGCGCATCAGGCGAAGCAAGGTGTACCGATACCGAGAGATCTTCCCTGACCTGTACAAGTTCCAGGCAGACACAGTGCGATTTACTAAGAATAAGACTGCAGTATTACTGTGCGCGGCTAACCGAATAGGCAAGACCTACCTTGGCACTTACATTGACGCTGTTCACCTCATGGGTGATTACCCTGACGAGTGGGATGGTCACAAATTTGAACACGCACCGACTTGCTGGCTGCTAGGGTACTCAGGGGAGAAGACCAGGGACTTATTACAGACCGCATTGTTTGGCAGGTTGGAGGATCGAACATTCTTAGGTGGGTTAATCCCTGCTGACCTTATTGTGGATTACGTTTCGATGACAGGCACAAGTGGTGCGATGCGTGAGGTCAGGGTAAAGCACACATCGGGCGGTGTATCGATCTGTCAGTTCTGGTCATACACACAGGGCCAACACGCTTTAATGGGTGACAGTGTTGATTGGTATCACATAGACGAAGAGCCCAAAGACCAAGCCATCTATCCACAGGTGGTGACACGAACACTAACAGGCGACCAGGGCAAAGGCGGCAGAGGCATACTCACCTTTACGCCAGAGAATGGCCGCACCGAGACAGTGATTAGCTTTATGGATGATCCTGGTGAGGGCCAAGCATTTATACAGGCAGGCTGGGATGACGCACCACACCTATCAGAGGATGCTAAACGGCTAATGCTGGATCAATACCCTGCCTACCAACGAGACATGAGATCCAAGGGCATACCGATGCTAGGTCATGGCAGGATATATGACTTAGACGAAGACTCAATCAAATGCGATCCATTCAAAATACCTGATCATTGGTTCGTTATTAATGCGATGGACTTTGGCTGGGAACATCCACAGGCGCACGTTCAGCTTATCGAAGACCGAGAGAGTGGCACGTTCTACGTTACTCAGGCGTGGAAAGCGAGTCATGTAGCACCAGAGGTTGCATGGGCTACAGTAAAGCCTTGGGCATTGGGAGTGCCAACGTCATGGCCTTTGGATGGATTGCAGACCGAGAAGAATGGCACAGCCAATCAGCAAAAAGATTACTACATCGATGCTGGTTTTGACATGTTGCATAAACACGCCTCATGGCCTGATGGCACTAATGGTGTTGAAGCTGGCTTGTATGAGATCAGAGACTTGATGATCAAAGGTCGGTTCAAGGCTGATCGTAACCTGCGTGACTTCTTCAATGAGTTCAATCAATACCACCGCAACGACAAGGGCAAGATTTCTAAAACAATGGATGACCTACTTGATGCTATCCGCTATGCCTACATGATGCGTAGGTACTCAATCCCGTATGGTGAGCGCAACAGGCAATCATCACCAGGCGTTATAGGTTCAATCTAATAACCGAGCAAAAACCAATCAAAGTAAGCAAAACACTAAACGAAAGAGTCGATTATGCCACCTCCAGGAAGTTATGCGAAATCAACAAAATCGCCTACTAGGTCTAGAAATAACAAACAGAAGTCTAGAAGGTCTAGAGCGCCAACGCCTAAATATGACAATAACCAACGCAGCAACTTGCCCAGTGAGGTATCTAAACCTAAAGCTGTGGTCAAACCTAGTGTCAAAGCGGATAAGGCGATTAACACTGAATCTAAGCGCCTGCTAAAAAACAGCGCGGCATTATCAACTCAAATAAATAAGAAAGTTCAAGCTAAAAGTGCAGAGCCAGCAGTTCAAGCTCAGGTTGTTAATTCGCCTGCAGTAAAGGGTAATACAATTGAGCGGAATCGCACATACTCTGCCCCAAAAGCGAAGCAGCCAACTCCTAGTGCCACAGCAATTAAGCCTGGTACAGGAGTTCAAGCTAAAGCCCCAGTTAAGCAGGCTAAGCCTTTACTTAGCGTAGAGCCTACTAACTTGCCAGCAAGAAACTATGGTGCGTTTGACAACTCGACCTACCAAGCTAATGCCAAGGCTGGCAAAGACTCTGTTATGCCGACAGTCAGTGACAAGTATCGCAATGATGACGTTAGCTACAATCAAGCTTACTGGTCGGCAAAAAGAGCAGGGGGCGCATCTCAAGCAGATATGAAAACCCAGCAAGATTCTATAGGAATTAAAAAAGCCTACTCAGGCGACAAGGTTATTACTGAAGACATGAAGCGTAAAGCATCAGATGACCTTAGCCGAATTACTGGATCTATGGCTACACTTCAAAACAAAGGTGTAACCAAGACTGAAGAGAAGAGTGGCTTGCTGGGTGAGAAGCTAGACACGACATATAACTACAAGGGTGGGCCATCTATCGTCACTAGGGCAACTGACCCTACTATCAAGGGTGTTCGCTTAGGTGATAAGACTTCAACTACATTTGTTAACGGAGTAGAGGTAGCAACAAAGACAGGTAGTGATCCTCTAGGCAGAGATGCAAAGGTAACTAGGCCAAAAGGTGTAGCCAAAGGCATTGATGACCAAGTCGAAGCTAGCTCAGACCCAATCAAAGAAATATCAGACATTGATAATCAGATCAAGACCGAGACTGACCCTGGAAAGCTCAAAGCATTGTACAAGCGCAGGCTAATGCTTATGCGTATGAATCAAACAAATACTAGATTTGCTGGTTTACTTGGCGATGCCGACACGAAACGAACAAACTTAATGAGTATCGGATAATGTATGAAAAAGAGCCTGGCAAGCAAATAGAGCCAACTGTGTCTCCCATCGCGCTATTAAAGCGTTATGACCGATTAAAAGGCGATCGCACAAACTGGGACACCATGTGGGAAGAGTTAGCAACTTACCTCATGCCTGGTAAGACTAACTTTATCACGACCACCACTAGAGGCACTAAACGTGCTGCTGAGGTCTATGATTCCACTGGCATCCATGCGTTACAGATACTATCAGCGTCACTTCATGGCTCATTAACTAGCCCCTCAACGAAGTGGTTTGGACTACGCTTCCGTGAAGATGAGTTAAATGAGAACAAAGAAGCCAAAGATTGGCTAGAAAAGTGTTCTAAAGGTATTTTCCAAGAGTTCGGCAAGTCTAACTTTTCGACAGAAGTGGCCGAGTGCTACCAAGACTTGGTTGGCTTTGGTACGTCTGCCTTACAGTTTGATGTAAAAACTAAGGATGCCGAATTTGATGGCTTTAACTTTAGAGCGTGTCATTTAGCTGAAGTCGTTATTGCTGAGAGTGAAGAAGGCCGCATTGATACAGTATTCCGTAAGCTTAAGCTGACCGCACGACAGGCGCATCAGAAGTTTGGCGATGCCTGCGGCGAGAAGTCCATGAAAGCCTTAGAGACTGATCCTGACAAAGTGTTTGAATATGTACAGGCTGTGTTTCCCCGTGAGTTAAAGGGTGAGCCAGCGATGGTTGCACCACCTAATATGCGTCCGTGGGCCTGCTATTTTATTAGCGTTGCTGACAAAAAGATTTGTAAAGAAAGCGGCTATTATGAGTTGCCATTTATGGTTCCTCGCTGGGCTAAGACCACAGGCGACATATACGGATTTGGACCTGGTTGTGTAGCACGGGCTGATATTAAGACCCTTAATTCTGCCAGACAACTTGCGATGAAGGCCTGGGAGAAGTCAATTGACCCCCCACTAAAAGCCATGCAAAACGGCATCTTAGGTAAGATCGATATGCGTCCAAGCACAGTGACCTATGTTCGGGATATGAATAACCTGGAGCCTATCGTTAACGCCACTAACTGGAATGCTGATCAACTCATGCTTGGTGATGTTCGCGGTTCAGTAAGGCGAATTTTCTTTAGTGACCAACTAGAGCTAAACGAGGGTCCACAAATGACAGCAACCGAGGTGCAAGTTCGTTATGAACTAATGCAGCGGTTACTTGGGCCTACGCTTGGCCGTCTTCAGTCTGAGTTCTTAAACCCTATTGTTGAACGCGCTTTTTACTCTATGTTGCGAGGTAATGCCTTGCCAGAAATGCCAGATGTGCTGCAACAGCAAGGATCTGATCTTGACATTGAATACGTTGGGCCTTTGGCTCGTTCTCAAAAAATGGAAGAGGTCACCAGCATTCAACGCGCAGTAGACGGCATTATGCAATTAGCCCAAGTTAATCCAGAAGTGTTGGATATTGTTGATGTTGACAAGGCTGCTAGGACTATTTCAGATCGGTTGGGTGCGCCTGCAGACATGTTGTTAGGCGATGAGCAAGTGGCTGAGCTTAGACAATCACGACAGCAGCAGCAACAAGCACAAGCAGAAATGGAGCAGGGTCAGCAAGAGATTGCAGGCGCACAGCAAATGGCAGATTTGGAGCAGACTGTAAATGGACCAGTTTAGTAAAGATATTAGAGAATTATTTAGCAGCAAAACAGGCGAGAGGATACTTGCCAATATGAAAGTGGCCTATGGTGATCGAATTTCGTTCAGCAAAGACCCCTGCGAAACTGCCTTTAAAGAAGGGCAGCGAAGCATATATTTAGAAATTAAAAACGTAGTGGAGAAAGACAATGAGTGAAGAAGTAGTAACAGAATCATGGCATTCGGGCCTATCAGATGAGTACCGAGGCAATGAGTCACTATCACAGATCCCTGACCTTAATACTTTGGCGAAGTCTTACCTTGACGCGCAGCAATATGCTGGCGGCTCTATTCGCATACCAGGTGAGGACGCAAGCACAGACGATTGGACAGCCTTTAATGCCAAGCTAACCGATAAGGTTCCTAGCTTATTAAACCTGCCTAGCGATGAAGCTGAGGCCCGTAATGCGATGTATGCGCGTCTAGGCCGTCCTGACACTAAAGATGGCTATCAAGTTGATGGTGCTGACCCTGACTTTTTAGAGTGGGCGCATGACAACGGCCTATCGACCGCCCAGGTTAAAGCTTGGCATGAGAATACTCAAAGCCAATCTAGTCAAGATGAGCAGGATACTGACGCAGAAATGCAAGAGGCTAATGACTTACTCAAAAAAGAGTGGGGTCACGCCTACGATGCGAAGTTAGCTGCGGCTAAGAATGCAGTCCTGGCTTACGCTGATGCAGAAACGCAGCAGTTTCTTCTTGATTCTGGCCTAGCTAATAACCCTGGCATGATTCGTTTGATGGCTGGCATAGGGGCAACCTTGACCGAAGAGCAGTCAGCAGGCATTGAGTCAAGCACACGCTTTACCCTGTCACCCACTGAGGCAATGGACCGGATCAGTGAGGTCAGGCGCAACATGGAACACCCTTACAACATTAACAATCATCCACAGCATGGGGCTGAAGTAGAGAAGATGGAAAGGCTCTACACACAGGCCTATCCAGAAGAGGTTTAATTTCCTAATAACCGAGCAGTATTGAACGAACATCTAATCAACAGGGTAGCTAAACCTTAGTCCTGTGGGTTAGATGAGCCGTTTCTCATATCTCGTTGAAGCAAGCGTTATTGCCAGTGAAGAGTCCGATAGTCGGGTAGCTCGAAGCGCCAATTTCAATTGCCAATTCGGAGATACCCTCATGGCTAATACAATCAGTAAAGCGTTTGTCCAACAGTTCCAGGACAACCTAATTCACCTAGCATCACAAAAAGGCTCACGCCTACGTTCATCAGTAACCGAGCAGTCAGTAACAGGCGAGAAGTTTAACTTTGAACGTCTTGGTAATGTCGCTGCTGTCGTCAAATCTAGCCGTCACACTAATACGCCAGTGTTGGAAGTTCCACACTCTCGTAGGACTGCGACCATGACTGACTATCACTGGGCCGATCTCATCGATGATGAAGACAAGGTTCGTATGTTAGTTACTCCTGAGTCTCACTATGCCAAGTCTGGCGCTAACTCAATGGCTCGTGCATTCGATGATTTAATCATTGCTGCTGCCACTGGTAACGCTGTCGATGGTGATGGATCTAACGTGGCATTGCCTAATGGTCAAAAGATCGCGCATGGTTCTGCTGGTTTAACCCTTGCTAAATTGATCTCTGCTAAAGAGATTCTTGATGGCAACGAAGTAGACGAAGAAGAGCGTTTCTTTGTACTAGGCTCACAGCAAGTGTCTAACTTGTTAAACACGACTGAAGTGAAGTCTGCTGACTACAACTCTATCAAAGCTTTAGTTCAAGGCGATATTGATACATTTATGGGTTTCAAGTTCTTGCGCTCAGAGCGTTTAAACCTTAACTCAACCCAGCGTAAGTGCTTTGCATTTACTAAAGGCGCGATGGGCTTAGGCATTGGTAAAGATGTATCGACTAAGATCGATTTACGTCCAGACAAGAGTTATGCCCACCAGGTGTACTTGTCATTCGTAGCTGGAGCAACACGCATCCAAGACGAGTGCGTTGTAGAAGTTCTTTGCACCGAGTCCTAAGCTCAGTGTAAGCAACCAAGGGGCTGAAATACGCCCCTTTTTTTTAAGTTGAGGATGAGATATGGCTAGCGAAGTTTCAATATGTAACCGAGCATTAGCTCTTTTAGGGGCCAATACCATCACCTCACTTTCAGATGGTTCAACCGAGGCTAACGTGTGTAATGCTGTTTATGCAGATGCGCGTGACGCTGTTTTACGGGGATACCCGTGGTCATGCGCTATTCAACGTGCAACCTTAGCCCAACTATCAGCAGACCCAGTGTGGGGCTTTGACAAAGCTTACAGCTTGCCTAACGATCCACATTGCCTAGCAGTATTGGAATTAAAAGAAACGACTACATACCGCATTGAGGGCAGAACCCTGGTATGCAATACAGACACCGCGACCATTAAATATGTCGCACGAATTACAGACCCTGCTCAATTTGATCCAGCTTTAGTCTTTGCCCTAGCAAGTCGGATAGCAGCAGAGGTTGCCTATGCTTTAACCCAAAATCGCGCACTGTCAAACGACATGTGGTCAATGTCGGCAACAGCCTTAATTGATGCTTCAGTGGCCGATGGTGCAGAGGTAGGCTCAGAAAACATTAACTCAGTAATATTTGAGGTGGCTAGAGCATGAGACTAACGCCAATTGTTAACTCATTCGCCTCTGGTGAGCTATCCCCCAGGTTAATGGGTCGGACTGACTCACCTAAGTATTCCTCTGGTTGTGAGACTATGGAAAACTTCATGGCGCTACCACATGGTGGGGCAAAGCGAAGAGGGGGTACTCGCTTTATTAACGAGGTTAAAAACTCAGCGCATACAACCCGATTAATTCCTTTTGAGTTCAGCGTTGACCAGACTTACGTTTTAGAGTTCGGCAATAACTACATTCGTTTTTATACCAATGGCGGTCAAGTTCAAGCCAGTGGATCAACGTATGAGATCAGCACCACTTACACGCACTCTCAGGTTAATGAATTACAGTTTGCTCAGAATGCAGACGTTATGTGGATCGTTCACCCTAGTCACAAACCTAGAAAATTAACGAGGTTAGCCCATGCTACCTGGACACTTGCCGATGAAGTATTTAAAAAAGGCCCATTCTTACCTGTTAACCAGAATGAAGCCCTTACTCTCACTTTTGCTTCCACAAGTGCTGCGACTCAAAATCTCACTGCCAGTGCTTCTTTGTTTGACGCTAGCCACGTTGGTACTGATTGGCTGGTAGACACTAACCCTGGTAACGCGGCTGGTGAAGTCGTATGGGTCAGAGTCAATAGCGTTGCATCAGCGACAGTGGCTAATGTCACAGTCAAAGATTTAACTTATATGCCCACCGACACCAATGCTACAAACCTATGGCAAGAGGGCGCATTCTCTACGCACAGAGGCTTTCCATCAGCAGTAGTATTCTATGAGCAAAGACTTTGGTATGGAGGCACAACTCACAAGCCACAGACCCTTTGGGGCAGCAAGACAGGCATCTATGAAGACTTTGACTTAGGCGCTAAAGCCAATGACAGTTTGAGCTATGCCATTGCCAGTGACCGAGTTAATAACATTAAGTGGCTAGCGGCCCAGCGTGTGTTAATCGTAGGTACGTCTGGTGGCGAGTTTAGGGTTACAGGTGGCAATGAATCTGCTATCACACCTACCAATGTCGATGTGAGGCGGCAAACCAGCTATGGATCTAAGCTAGGCCATCCAGCCTATGTTGGCTCCGATGTATTTTTTATTCAACGAAGCGGTACACAGGTTCGTAACGTGGCGTACAAGTGGGAGTCTGACTCATTCCAATCGGATGACCTAACCTTCTTGGCTGA